GATTGTAAGCAAGCGCCTTGCAAGAGAACAGCGCAAATGGGAAAGAGAGCAGGCCCAACGGCTTGCGGAGCAACAGGCTAGACAGCCTGCGGCACCTCCACCTGCGCCGGATGATTTCGAGTCTGCCCAGCAATACGCGGAAGCGTTAGCAGAGCAAAAAGCTCGGGAGCTTCTAGCCCAGCGCGAGGCCGCACAGCAACAAGCGGCTCTTTTGGAGTCCTATAAGGACCGTGAAGAAGAGGCTAGGGACCGATACGAGGACTTTGAACAAGTCGCGTATAACCCGAATCTACCAGTCACGGACGTTATGGCCCAGGCTATTCAGGCTTCTGATATTGGCCCCGAAGTAATCTATTACCTCGGTTCCAACCCAAAAGAAGCCAGCCGGATCTCCCGTCTGTCGCCAGTTTTGCAGGCAAAAGAGATCGGAAAAATCGAGGTCAATCTGACTTCGAATCCGCCGGTTAAGAAAACCTCAACCGCGCCCGCACCTCTTGCTCCTGTCACGGCTACCCGGTCAAATTCTGGACCCCGATACGACACGACTGACCCTCGGGCCACTAAGTCAATGTCAACTTCGGAATGGATTGAAGCGGAACGTCAGCGTCAGATCAAGAAGTGGGAAGCGCAGAACAGACGCTAAATCTTTTTAGCTTCTTGAAAGGACTACGAGATGAGTAACTCGATTCTTACGATCGACATGATTACCCGCAAGGCTTTGGAAATATTAGAAAACAACCTTGTCCTGACGCGCACCGTTAACCGCCAGTATGACGACTCTTTCGCCGTTGAAGGCGCTAAGATCGGCTCGACCCTGCGTATCCGCCTGCCCGACCGCGCTCTGGTCACGGACGGCGCTGCGCTTCAGGTTCAGGACGACACCGAGCAGTACACGACCCTGACCGTTTCGTCGCAGAAGCACATCGGCGTGAACTTCACGACCGCCGAACTGACGATGCAGTTGGACGACTTCGCGGAACGCGTGCTGAAGCCGCGTATTTCGCAGCTCGCTTCCAGCATCGACGCTGACGTTGCGAACTCGTTCAAGTATATCGGCAATTCGGTCGGCACGCCCGGCACGACCCCGGCTTCTTCGCTGGTTCTGTTGCAGGCGCAGCAGAAGCTCAACGAGAACGCCGCTGTCATGCAGCCGCGTTATGCGACGGTCAACCCGGCTGCCAACGCCGCGCTGATCGAAGGCATGAAGGGCCTGTTCAACCCGGTTTCGGCCATCAGCAAGCAGTTCAAGAACGGCATGTTTGGCGAAGGCATTCTCGGCTATGAAGAGCTGAATATGTCGCAGTCGATCAAGCAGTTCACGACCGGCTCGCGCACCGGCACCGTGACGGTCAGCACCTCGGTCACGACCGAAGGTTCGACCACGGTTGTTCTGACGGGCCTTGGCTCGACGGTCATCAAGGCTGGCGACGTGTTCACGATTGCCGACTGTTATGCCGTCAACCCGCAGACCCGTGAGTCGACTGGCTCGCTGTATCAGTTCGTTGCTCTGGCTGACGTTACCGCGTCGACCACCGCTTCGGTCACTGTCCCGGCGATGTATTCGGCTTCGCAGGCTCTCGCCACGGTCGACGCTCTGCCGGTTTCCGGTAAGGCCGTCACCTTCTTCGGCTCTGCTTCGACGCAGTATCCGCAGAACCTGATCTACCATCGTGACGCCATCACGTTCGCCACCGCCGACCTGCTTATGCCGCAGGGCGTCGACATGGCTTCGCGTCAGGTTCACAATGGTATCAGCCTGCGCGTCGTGCGCCAGTACGACATCAACAACGACCGTCTGCCCTGCCGTATTGACGTGCTGTATGGCTACTCGGTCATCCGTCCGCAGATGGCTGTCCGTCTGTGGGGCTAATAGGGTGGGCTTCGGCCCACTCTTTTTCTCAGATATAGGAGCATTGAACTATGGCTGCTTACGATCCTGCTACTCAGAGCGCTGCTTATCCGCTCGACTCGTACGGCCCGACCGGCGCGATTCCGAACGGTTCGGCCAACTATTTGTTTACGGACGGTAACACGGCTGCCGCCAAACTCGTTGGCGGTACGACCATCCTGTTCCCGAACGGCGCTGGTATTTACTTCGTCGATACGGCGATCACGGCCAACTCGACCACGACCGCTGCGGTCAAGGGTTCGATTGGTTTGACGACGAACGCTACGGGCGTCGGCAAGATCTTCTATTCGGACGGCACCAAGTGGCAGTACGCTGCGGTTAGCTAATAGGAGCGACAACGATGGCTAATAGCAAATCGGTTGGCGTTGCCTTCTCTGACCCGGAACTCGTCTCTGGCACGACCATTACGGGCGCGGCCATCAGCGGCGGCACCATTTCTGGCGCGGCTCTGACGACGGCGACTGTTTCTGGCACGTTCACGTCCACGGCTACTACGGGCGCAGTTATCGCTAACGCGACGGCTGGTCTGTATTTCCTGACGGGCGCGATCACCGCCAACTCCACGACGACGAGCGCGCCGAAAGGCTCTATCGCCACGACGACCAATGCTACCGGCACTGGCAAGCTGTTCGTTTCGGACGGCTCCAAGTGGCAGGCTCCGACCTAATCTAATCCTACAGGCGGCCTATGGGCCGCCTGGCCCTTACCATAGGTGTAAAATGGCTATGATTTATTTGCGCCATGAGCGTCATGGCGTTAAGATCGCTACGCTGGAAATGGAAGCGGAAGCCGACGAAGAAAACGGCTGGGAAAGGTTCGACCCGAATGACGACGACAGCGTACGATCAGATCTGCGGAGCCCTGAGACTACTGGGCGTCCTCGCAGAAGGCGAAACGCCCTCGTCGGAGACAGCGCAGGACGCGCTGACGGCGTTGAATCAGATGATAGACTCGTGGAACACGGAACGCCTGTCGGTCTTTTCAACACAGGATCAGACGTTTCTCTGGCCCGCCGGCGAACGTAGCCGCACACTTGGCCCGACTGGTGATTTTGTAGGCGAACGCCCTGTCCTGTTAGACGACGCAACTTACTTTCGTGATCCGCAGACCAATGTGTCTTACGGCATAAAATTTATCAATCAACAACAATACGACGGTATTGCCGTCAAGACCGTTACCTCAACCTATCCTCAGGTCATGTTTACTAACATGACTTACCCGGACATTGAAATGGTCATCTATCCAGTGCCTTTACGGCTCTTGGAATGGCATTTTATTTCCGTTGAAAAGCTGACGCAGCCTGCGGGTCTTGCCACGGCATTGACTTTCCCGCCCGGTTATTTGCGTGCTTTCCGCTATAATCTGGCCTGTGAAATGGCCCCGGAATTTGGTGTCGAGCCTTCCGCGCAGGTGCAGCGCATCGCTATGTATAGCAAGCGCAATCTGAAGCGCATCAATAACCCTGACGACATCATGGCGCTGCCTTACAGCATTGTCGGCACGCGTCAGCGCTATAACATCTACGCGGGCAACTACTGATGAAGACGCCGATCCTCGGCTCGACTTATGTGCTGCGTAGCCCGAATGCGGCTGACGCGCGCATGGTCAATCTTTTCCCTGAAGTCATACCTGAAGGCGGCAAAGAGGCCGCATGGCTTCAACGCGCGCCAGGACTTCGCCAACTCGCAATCTTTCCAACCGGCCCTGTTCGCGGGCTTTGGCAGTATGGCGGCTATGGCTACGCCGTCGCGGGGACGAAATTATACCGCATAGATACGGACTGGTCGTATCACGAGCTTGGCACCGTCGCCGGCGTGTCAAACGTGAATATGGTCGACAACGGCACGCAGCTCTTTATCGCGGCCGGCGCTAACGGCTATATCTACAATAACAGCGATTTTACGCTGGAATGTAACACGACCAATGGCGATGCTACTGTAACGACTACCAGCACCGCCGATATTTGGGTCGGCCAGCCTGTGACTGGATCGGGCATTCCTTCCAGCACGACGGTTTTAAGTATAGCCAGTAATGGGACTGATTTCGAGCTGTCCGCTAACGCCACAGCGACGGCCACAGGCGTTACGCTGACGTTCTCACCGTTTTTCAGTGAAATTACCGACCCTGACTTTCCCGGCGCTGTCGGCGTCGGATTTCTCGACGGCTATTTTGTTTTTAACGAGCCTAACAGTCAAAAGTTCTGGGTTACGGCGTCGTATAACGGCTTGTCGATTGACGCGCTTGACTTCGCCAGCGCCGAAGGTTCGCCGGACAACCTCGTCACGTTGATCGTCGACCACCGCGAAGTATGGCTATTTGGCCAGAACTCGGTTGAAGTCTGGTATAACGCCGGCACGCCAGATTTTCCGCTTGCCCGCATTCAGGGCGCGTTCAACGAGATCGGCTGTCTGGCCGCGTATTCCGTTGCTAAACTGGATAATGGCCTGTTCTGGCTCGGGGCTGACGCTCGCGGTAACGGTATCGTTTATCGGTCTAAAGGCTATTCCGGCGAGCGCGTATCGACGCACGCTGTCGAGTGGCAGATCCAGCAATATGCGACGCTTTCGGACGCTGTAGCCTATACCTATCAGCAAGACGGCCACAGCTTCTATGTGCTGAACTTCCCGACCGCTAACACGACATGGGTTTATGACGTTGCGACCGGCGCTTGGCATGAGCGCGCCGGCTGGGACAATAACCAGTTCACGCGTCATCGCGGCAACTGCCAGATGAAT